ATCCAAAGAGGGATACAAAGGAGACACCTGGGATAAGCAGACGAAGGTCCATGTGGCTGCACCAGTGGTCAATAGTATTCTTGAAGTTAGTAATATCTTCGACATTTATGAAACCAATGATGGCTCCAAGACAAAGAGGTACATTGGTCTTACTAAAGAAGCAGAAAAGCTAATCGAAGATCGTAAACTAGAGGCTTCTTGGGCAAGCCCCATGTATGGACCAATGATCGTGTCGCCCAACAAATGGACGTCGTTCGACACAGGTGCATACCTGGACCCAATGGTGGCTGCTAATGTCAAACTGGTGAGGTCACATACAGCTGCTCAAGCTAGGATCATTAGAAGCCACTTTAGAGACGGTGAGATACCACCATATGTCGAAGCTCTTAATGCAGTCCAAGAGACGCCACTAAAGATCAACAAAGACATACTAGAGGTTGTCGAGTGGGCTATACAAACAAACCAGGTCTTCTCTAAGTTTCCTGAGGTCAAGCCACCAAAGATACCGACGATGCCTGATGAGGCTGCTAAAGTAAGTGACGACTACAGACGTCAGATTAGGGCCGACAGAAAAGATTGGTGGACGAAGAAACGAGAATGTGTCGCCAACCTAGCCGTCATAGACTCAGATCTTAGGACAGCTAAAGAAATGGCAGACTACGATCAGTTCTTCCTACCTTGGTCGTTTGACTTCAGAGGTCGAATGTACCCTGTGTCCCACTTTAACTACCACAGGGACGACCACGTAAAAGCTATGTTCTTGTTTGCTCGAGGTAAGAAGCTTAGTGCAGACAGCGAAGGGTGGCTCTACATTCACCTGGCGAACACTGGTGACTTCGATAAGATTTCTAAGAAGTCACTTAATGAGCGCATAGGTTGGGTCGAAGATAATCACGACAAGATCATATCAGTAGCAGAAGACTACAAGTCCACCTTCGACTATTGGTCAACAGCTGACAAACCCTTTCAGTTCCTGGCAGCATGTCTTGAATATAAGAAGCTTAAAGACCAGGGCCTAAATAAGTACGTCTGTTATATGCCAATATCTTTAGATGGCACTAACAGCGGCGTACAGCATTATGCAGCTGCTCTGAGGTCTAAAGAAGACGGACACATGGTCAACCTGGTGCCTGACGATAAGTGCCAGGACGTCTATCAGGTCGTTGCCAACGAAGTGAACCGCCGTCTAACTGAGGATGGATCTGAAGAGGCCCAGCGCTGGCTAGAGTTTGGCGTAGGTAGATCTACGGTAAAGCGTAATGTAATGACCTACGGCTACTCCAGCGTCGAGAGAGGCTTCGGAGACCAGCTGATAGATGATCTAATGATACCCCTTCGTAAATCTGTAGCTTACGGTCAGATACCAGAGCACCCTTTTGGGGACAAACGTGAACAGGAACGGATGGCTCGATGGTTGGCTAAGGTTAACTACGAAAGCGTACAGTCTGTCATAAAGTCCGTCAGCAAAGGTATGGAGTTCCTACAGGCTTATAGTCACAAGTTAGCTAGTGAGGGCAAGCCAGTACATTGGACGTCTCCCAGTGGCTTCCCAGTGGTTCAGAGGTACACTAAGTTTGTAGGTAAGCGAGTAAAGATATTCCTATATGACCGAGAACTTAAGAAGCTTAAGCAATCGAGGGTAAATATCCTTATTGAGGATAACTTTAGTCACGATAAGCGCAAAGCTAGTTCTGGTATTGCACCGAACTTTGTCCATGGTCTCGACGCAAGTCACATGCATCTTAGTGTGCTTTTAGCTAAAGATAATTCTATTGAGGACTTCTTTTTGATACATGACTCGTTTGGCACCACTTGTGATCAAACCTGGCTATTTTACGATTGTATCAGAATAGCTTTCTTACGCATGTACAAAGACCAATGTGTGTTTGAAAACTTTGAGAACGAAGTCAGAGACCAACTCGAAAACCCAGCCGAGGATTTACCAGCTGTACCAGCCAAAGGTGACCTCGACATCGAGGGCGTTTTAGAGAGCGAATACTGCTTCTCATAATTAGGGACCCCTTAAGAAAGAAGAAAGGAAAAACCAATGCACCCTCGAGAGAAGATCTTGGGGATGATGAAGCTATGTGAACAACATCAGCAACCCATTCCCCAGGACTTACGTGACCAAGCAAAACGCTGGAAAGTCGAAGTTCCTGGCGATGTAACCAACCTAGAAAACTATAAGCAGACTAAAACCAAGGAGAAAACTGCTAATGACTAAAGTTAAATTTAGAACCCCCAGCGGTTCTGCAATCTACCCCTGGCTTCAACCTGGACGTCCTGACACGGCGTTTGATGCTGAGGGTAAATACAAAGTCCAATTAAAGATGGATGCGAAAGCTGCACAAAGCTTGGTCGATGAGATTAAGCAAGTAAAGCTGGATGCATTTGGTGCTAAAGGTGAGTGCCATATGCCGTTTTCGACAGATGAAGAAACAGGCGAGATAATCTTTAAATTACAATCGAAGTATCAACCAAAATACGTCGATGCTTCTGGTAATCCAATACCTGAGGACAAAGTACCTTCGATGTTTGGGGGAAGTACTTTGAAGGCATCTGGAATATTAGATCCTTACAACAAAAACGGCAAAGGCGTCAGTATGCGCCTGGGCGCAATTCAGATCATCAACCCCGTCTCTGGATCGGGTGGAGACGCTGAGTTTGACGCTGTGGAGGGGTTTACCGTCACAAACGGAGACCTTGATCATGGCTTTGAGAAAGTCACACAGGAAGAAGCGCACGACTACTAGCGCCGCTAGACGACGTGCCATAAGCAAGGGGTATAGATCAGGGCTTGAGGACACAACAGCAACATGCATAGCGAAAGCTGGCTGCGTTGTTTTGTTTGAAACCGACAAGATCAATTATGTCGTCCCATCCAGGGACGCTAAGTATACCCCAGATTTCAAGCTGCCAAAGAAGGGCGGCTTTTTTTACATCGAAACGAAGGGCATTTGGTCAGTTCAAGATCGTCAAAAGCATCTACTGATCAAAGAGCAACATCCCGACATCGATATACGCTTTGTTTTCTCTAACCAGAACGCAAAGTTGTACAAGGGTTCACCAACTACATATGCGGCTTACTGCGAAAAACACGGGTTCCAGTATGCACATAAGGTGATCCCTGACGATTGGCTTGCAGAGGCCAAACAGGAGAGCAAAAGGGCGGCTTAAGTGTCGCCCTTTTTTATTTGTAGAACTTTAAGGAGACGACCAGATGACTTCCAAGGATAGCAAAAAGAAGCACGAACCGACACCACCAACTAAAGAGATGCGAACTGAAATCTATAAGATGCTAGAAGTATGTTATGACCGTAAAAAGCTAATGTACGCTGGCAATGACACAGACCAGACTATTGCTAAAGAATTAGGAATAAAAACATGGGGCTGGGTTAAAGAAGTTCGAGAAGGTTTCTTTGGCCCTGAGCGTAATGAAGCCGAGGAAATCGATACCGCTAAAGTTAGCGATTGGCTTAAAAAGGCAGACAGCCAGGTTGAGCAGATCCAGATTGCACTGGGTCAGCTTGAGACCACCCGAAAAGAAGCTAAAGCACTTTTGATTAAACTTAAGGGCCTTGTTGATAGGAGGGCGGCTTAATGTTGATCGAAAGAGTTCACCCATTTTCGGGCAAATTAAACAGCATAGAAATTCCAGTTACAAAAGAGCAGCTGCAAAGCTGGCGTGACGGCGAGTTAATACAGAACGCTATGCCAAACCTTACTCCAGACGAGCGAGAGTTTATCAAAACTGGACTTCTTGAGGAACATTGGTCGAGCAGAATGGTTCGGACGGGATTTAAGTAATGGACAACCAAGAGAGCGAGTTCGTCCGTCACATAGAGTGCGAGGAGTGTGGAAGTCGAGATAACGCCGCCGAATACACAGATGGTCACACATACTGTTTTGGCTGCGCTGCTTACCAGCATGGCGATGGTGTCGATGCCCCAAAGCGAGTGTCAACCATCAAAAGCGTCCAGCTAATACCAGGCGAATACAAACACCTGGCAAAGCGTAAGCTTAACGAGCAGACGTGTCGTAAGTTTGGCTACCAGATTGGACAGTACAACGGTGAGACAGTCCACCTGGCGACCTACAGAAACAACAAAGGGCAAGCAGTTGCCCAAAAGATTAGGACTCGAGACAAGAAGTTTAGCATTTACGGTGACGCCAAAGCTATGACCCTCTTTGGATCACACCTGTGGTCTAACGGTAAGAAGCTGGTTGTTTGCGAAGGCGAAATCGACTCAATGTCCACCTCGCAAATCCAAGGGCATCGTTGGCCCACAGTTTCCGTGCCGAATGGAGCACAGAGCGCGAAAAAAGCACTTATTAATAATTATGAATACCTAGAAGGTTTCGACGAGATAGTTCTTCTATTCGACGACGATGAGGCTGGTCGTCAAGCTCAACTTGAGTGTGCAGAAGTACTGCCAGTTGGCAAAGTGAAGTTAGCTTCAATGGCTCCATATAAGGACCCTAATGACGCTTTGCTGGCTGGCGACACAAATGCCGTGATACAAGCGATCTTCCAGGCCAAGTCTTATCGACCTGATGGGATCGTGGCAGCGGCTGACGTCAGATCGGTCATAGGTGTCGCGGATGCTGTCTCTGCGATTAGTTACCCGTATGTTTTGCTCAACGATATAACGAAGGGCCTACGCGCTGGTAGCCTGGTCACCATTGCCGCTGGATCTGGCGTTGGCAAGTCGACCTTTGTCCGAGAGATTGCATACAGGGTCCACATGGATGGCTTCCCAGTTGGGATGCTCATGCTCGAGGAGACTACTAAGCGTACCGTCGAGGGCCTGGTAGGCATCCACCTCAACAAGAATATAACAGTCGATTCAGAGCAAACTACCCGAGAAGAAGTGCTCGATGGTTTTGATGAGCTAACCAAAGACCAACAGTTCTACTTGTTTGACCATTTTGGATCGACAGACATGCTCACGATTACCAACCGCATTAGATACATGGTCAAAGGTCTTGGCTGTAAGGTTGTCGTGTTAGATCACATATCAATGCTTGCCAGCGCATCATTATCTCACGGCGTAGCAGACGAGAGGCGACTGATAGACGACATAATGACGAAGCTTAGAGTTTTAGTTCAAGAGCTAGACATCTGCCTCCTGGTCGTCAGTCACCTCAGACGTCCCCAGGGCGAGGTAGGCCACGAAGGCGGTGCCAAGGTATCTCTAAGTCAGCTACGTGGATCGCATGCCATAGCGCAGCTGGCAGACACTTGTATTGGCATCCAGGTCGACCCTGAGGAGCCAACGTCAGGCAAACGGTTCGTCACAATACTAAAGAACAGACACACGGGCGAGGTCGGTCCAGCTGGCGTACTCAAGTACGACAGAAAGGCTGGACGTTTGCATGAGTTGTCTGAGTTCAGCATCAACGAGGAAGAGGAAGCATACTGATGAGCACACTTAAGGCATGTGAGGTCGCTCACATTACGTTTCAGATTAACACCAAAGATAAAACCTTTTCCCTGGTCCCAGGTGAAGCAGTGCATTCCAAGGACCGTAAACCATTATTCTCGGGCGTCATTACACCTGAGATGCCAGGTCAGTTAGAGCAGCTGGCCCTGAGACTAAGATTACTACTCGCATTTGAAGGAGAGCAAAGCCAATGATTACCTTTTGGACAGTCCTGACACTTATGTATGGGATACAGGACAACATTTACACACAGCATATGATTGTAGAGTCCCTCGAAGATTGTCGAGAGATTATCGACGCTGGATTACATGCGACGATGCAAGAGAAATATGGCATTGTCCTTGCGACGTGCAAAGAGACATCAGACTACAGTCATTTCCCTAAACCACAACCAAGGCCCACAGTAAGTGAATAGATGGGTCTTTGACCTGGAGAGCGACGGATTATTAGATACGATTAGCAAGATACACTGTATCGTATTACGGAATGTCGAGACCGACGAAGTACAAGAATATGGTCCCGACGAAGACGACATCAAAGCAGCAATGTTTACACTAATGAATGCCGAAGAAGTTATCGGTCACAACATTATTTGCTACGACATCCCAGCGCTCCAGAAGGTGTACCCTGGCTTCGAGATATTAGGTCAAGTCACAGATACACTCGTACTCTCACAGTTAATCTTCACGCAGCTGTCAGATAAAGATGGCATTAAAGCAAACAGAGACCCTGAGAGCTTCCCTCGCAGACTGATAGGCTCCCATAGCCTCAAAGCTTGGGGCCTACGTCTCAAGAACCTCAAAGGCGATTACGATGGCGGCTGGGAGAACTTCAGCCAGGAAATGCTAGACTACTGCGTGCAAGACACGTCAGTTACCAAAGATCTCTATGAGCTTGCCATGAGCAAAGGCTTTAGTCAGCAATCGATTGACCTAGAGCATCTAATGGCGTCGATTTGTGACCGCATTGGTAACAACGGCTGGACCTTCGACAAGTACAAAGCACAGGTTCTTTACGGCAAACTCGCGCAGCTGAGGTCAGACATAGAGCAAGGCTTAGATGAATTGTTCGAGCCTTGGGAAACCATCGAGACGTTTATACCTAAGCGTAACAACAAGACGCTAGGGTACATCGAAGGTGAACCGTTTGAGAAGCGTAAAACCATCCATTTTAACCCGGGAAGCAGACGTCATATAGAGTTCTGCTTGACCAAGAAATACGGATGGAAACCTAAGAAGTTTACGAGCACTGGTCACGCCCAAATCGACGAAACTGTCCTGGGTGGATTGCAGTACGTCGAAGCGCAAAAGCTTGCTGACTTCTTCTTGCTTCAGAAGCGCATCGGACAGCTTGCAGAAGGCCCACAGGCGTGGCTAAAGCGTCTGGATGATGATGGACGTATAAGACACAGAATCGTGGCCTGTGGGACCGTCTCAGGCCGTGCAGCGCATAGGTCTCCCAACCTAGCTCAAGTGCCAAAAAAGGGGCTTAAGTTTGGTGAGGAGTGTCGTGAGTTATTTACGGTCCCTGACGGGTGGTTTCTAACGGGCTCAGATTTATCAGGTCTCGAGTTGAGATGCCTTGCACACTACCTTCCAGACGGCGGTGATTATGCAAAGCAGATGCTCGAAGGAGACATCCACACGTACAATCAAAAGGCGGCTGGGCTGTCTACGAGAGACCAAGCGAAGACCTTTATATATGCCACAATCTTTGGCGGCGGTGATCAACTAATTGGCAAGATCGCTGGCGGTGGTGCCAAGCGTGGCAAGGAACTTAAGGCAGCGTTTAACAAAAACATTCCAGCCTTTGCACAACTACAGAACGGCCTAAGGTCAGCATTCGACAAACGAGGCTACATTAAAGGTCTCGATGGTCGACACTTGATGGTCAGGTCAGAGCATAAGTTGCTCTCGCAGCTGCTTCAGTCAGCTGGTGCCATCATCTGCAAACAATGGGTCGCTCTGTGTGATCGAGAAATTAACCTAAAGCTGGGACCTGACCAGGCGTACATCGTCGGTTGGATTCATGATGAAATCCAGGTCGCTTGCAAAACAGAAGAGGTAGCAGAGCATGTCGGTAATATCGCTCGACGAATGGCGCAAGAAACAGGAGAAACTCTCAAAGTTAACCTCCCCATCAGCGCAGAATATTCCGTGGGCAGAACTTGGGCTGACACGCATTGAGCAGACCAACCACATGGAAGACTTCATACTGACGTACACGACGCTCGATAGAGCTTGGAGAAAGCCTTTCACGGTGTCCAGTAAGTTTGCTCGAGAAGGCGCATTCTATGTCGCCCTGTGTGCCTCTGAGGGATGGATCACAACTAAAATAGATGAAGAGACCTATGGCAATCGCTGGAACATCAGCGAGTACGGCATGGGCATAAAAAAGGAGCTTAACGGTGTTCTTAGAAACCTTATTAGCACATACCAAAAACCCGAAGGAGACAGTCCTCCTCATTGATGGCGACCTGTACTTGTATAAAGCAGCCGCCGCCAGTGAGGAAGAGATCGATTGGGGCAACGATGTTTGGTCACTGATGTCAGACTTAAAAGAAGCAAAACGCATCTTCCAGGGCTTCATTGACGACATCTGTGAGTCCTTAGACTGTGGCAACTTCATTGTTGCTTTCAGTGACCGAGACAACTTTCGACATGACATCGATCCAACATACAAAGGTGGACGGCGTAAGATCAGAAAGCCTGTTGGATACCGAGAGCTCGTCAAGTGGTCCAAAGATACTTATCGATGTCACACTGAGCCATTGCTCGAGGCAGACGACGTCTTAGGCATATGTGGCTCGGCTCCTGACTTCGATGTCATCATGGTAAGCGACGACAAAGACCTCAAGTCGATCCCAGGATCGCTATATAGGCCCATGTCAGGTGAGTTCTCGGTTATCAGTAAACAACAGGCCGACAAGTCATTCTTAAAACAAGCTCTCATGGGCGACATCACAGACGGCTACGGTGGTTGTCCTGGCGTCGGTGAGAAGACAGCCGAGCGTATCCTCGCCAAAGACCCTACCTGGAGCGCCGTCGTAAATGAGTACTCCAAGAAATCACTGGGTCACGATCATGCGTTAGTCCAGGCACGTCTTGCCAGGATACTTCGCTTTGAGGACTGGGACGACCAGAAACACCAAATCAAACTATGGACCCCACCACAGTCACCAAGAGGGAGAGCATCAAATGACAAAGTTGCCTAGATGTATGCCAACAAAAGGCAAGTACTTAAGTGAAGATCACATACTTGAGAACTGGGACTACTACGTCACTGTCACCAGAAAAGAAAACAAGATCTTTATGCAAGAGGTAGGTAAAGCTACCTGGAACGGTCAAGAAGCCGCAAAGCGTATTGGCAAGAAGGGTGGGCAAAAGCAGCATACCAAAGGCAAGTACTTTGAGGCATCCAAAAAGCGCAAGCCTAGGACACCTACTTTCAACGAGTATGTCCACAATGCGTAAGGGCAAAGACCAGGTACAGAGTCCCCGCCATTACACAAAGTGGGCTATCGAGCCAATCGTTTACATTATGCAAAACGCCATGCCTTTCTGGCAAGGCAACGTCGTCAAATACGTCAGTCGCGCTGGCTCCAAGGTGTACGACGGGCAAAATGCAACTCAATCAGAAATCACAGACCTCAAGAAAGCAATTCGCTACTGCGAGATGCGTATCAATCAACTCAACGGGAAAGAACCACAGAATGACAAGTAACAATAATACTATCGACCTACCAACAGACTACCAAAGCTTTATCCATGCCAGCCGCTACTCTCGATGGTTACCTGAGTACAGCCGACGAGAGACCTGGACGGAAACCGTCGATAGATACATTGGCAACGTGGTTGCCCCCGCGCTTCACACCAGTGATCTTACTTTTGAAGAGATCTATGAAACGCAAAATAAACTACGCAGCGCAATCCTTGGTCAGCTAATTATGCCATCGATGCGCTGCTTGCAGACAGCTGGACCAGCGCTCGAAAGAGATAACACCGCTGGATACAACTGTAGTTACACGCCCGTCGATCATACGAGAGTACTGGACGAAGTCCTCTACATCTTAATGTGTGGAACGGGCGTGGGCTTCTCCGTCGAGAAGAAATACACTGAGTGCCTACCAACAGTGCCAGACTTCTTGCTCGAGAAAGACATAGAGATAGCAGTGGAAGACAGCAAGGAAGGCTGGGCAGATGCCTACCGCCAGCTGATCGAGGAGCTCTACATGGGCAGCATATGCTCGTGGGATGTCTCTAGAGTTCGACCTTACGGCGCCAGACTGATGACCTTCGGTGGTCGCGCCAGTGGTCCTGGTCCCCTGGTAGCACTGTTTGAGCACACAATTGAGATCTTTCGAGGTGCAGCTGGTCGTAAACTGAAGCCGATAGAGGTCCATAGTCTTATGTGCAAGGTCGGTGACGTCGTTGTCAGCGGCGGTGTACGTCGGTCAGCTATGATTAGCCTAAGTGACCTAGATGACACAGAGATGCGAGACGCTAAATCGGGCGAGTGGTGGGTTGATAATCCACATTATAAACTGTCGAACAACTCAGTAGCATATGAAGGCAAACCAACCGCTATAGATTTTATGGGCGAATGGGCTTCATTAGCTGCAAGTGGATCTGGTGAGCGCGGCATCTTTAACCGTAAGGCTGCACAGTGGAAGTGCGAGGCAGAAGGCAAACGTGACCACATGTGGGAGTTTGGTACTAACCCATGTAGTGAAATTGTTTTGCGAGGCCAGCGCATTAAGAAAGTGTGGGACGCAACCAACGATCAATGGGAAACCTACAGTGAACCAGGAACAGGCGGTCAGTTCTGCAACCTGACCACTGTCGTTGTTCGAGCAGACGATGACATTGGCACCTTGGCAGAGAAGATACGCCTAGCGACGATCCTGGGGACCATCCAGGCAACCAAGACACACTTCCCGTACCTACGAGATTGTTGGCGCTCGAACACTGAAGAGGAAGCTCTTCTTGGCGTATCAATGACGGGGATTAGAGACAACAAGCTACTCAGTGGTCGAACCAAGGAAAGCTTACCTGACGCACTGAAGCGGCTCCGCATGTTAGCAGATGCCACTAACAAGATTTGGGCTGGACATCTAAAGATCAACCAGGCGGCGGCTGTTACTTGTATTAAGCCAGAAGGAACTTCAAGCCAACTGACAAATACATCTGATGGCATACACGCTAGACACAGTGATTATTACATTAGAACTGTCCGAGGCGACAACAAAGATCCTATTACTCAGTTTATGATTGATCAGGGAATACCCAGTGAGCCAGACATTACAGCGCCTGACACAACTACTGTCTTTAGTTTCCCTGTAAGTGCGCCGAAAGGATCAGTAACTAAAAGCGACGTAAATGCCATTGAACAGCTAGAGTTGTGGTTAACGTACCAACGTCACTACTGCTCGCACAAACCCTCAATTACTGTTGATGTTGCTGACCATGAGTGGCCTGGTGTCGGAGGATGGGTCTATGACCACTTCGATGAGATGAGTGGGGCTGCATTCTTACCTAAGTATGAACACACATACCAGCAAGCGCCCTACCAGGACGTCGACAAGGCTACCTACGAAGCTGCCCTGGCTAAGATGCCTAAGCACATTGATTGGGACCTCTTGGCAGACTACGAGCAAGGCGACACAACCAAGGGAAGCCAGACATTAAGTTGCACTGGTAGCGTCTGCGAAATTGTTGACGTCGAGGCAGCATAATCTTGAATTGCAATAAAGTGACACTATATACGTCAAATGGCTTACTCTAAAAAGAAATTAACTTTAGAAGAACACGCCAAGTTTGACTTCCTTGATGCCCAAGCGAAGTTCGAGCTCCAGCTATTCAAAGACCGAGAACGATGGATCAAAGAAAGCAAGATGAGTGCTTACTTTCAGTCCACCAGGATTAAGGCTGCATTTGCACGTCAATTGGTTCTGTGGGAGCATCGTGATCTAGGGCAGTCAGTACAGATGATTGCTACTGCCCTGGAGATACCCAGAGAGACTGTCAGTCGTATTGTGAGCGAATGTCACGCTACTGAATATATCTACAGAAACCCTCACAAAGGTTACCAGCGCTACTGGTTACCGTCTGATAAGCTTGTTAATAGTATGGCAGAATATGCAGAATACATAGCTCAGACGTGGCTCAATAGTGGCTACTACGATATTTCTAGCATTTACCCTGAGTTACTAAAGTATCAACGGATGAAAGACAAAGGTGATGTCACATCACATTGTGAAGACACCCAACAAACACTACATTTATTACAGAAGAGAAAGACCTGAGGGCGACGCTTGCCGAAGCGAGGTCAACTACTCAGGTCTCCATCGGTTTGCGCCGACAGTGTATAGATAGTAGCCAAATGTATACATTACAATAGCCACTGATATTCCTGTTGTTTAATTAGGGACCCCTTACGAAGGTATACACAATGTATGCCACGGTTTTCCCCCGTCCCGATGGACTACATATGACACTCCTCCCTCTCATGTGTGGTCCATCGTGGACACCTTTAGAACCCACATCTGACACACGACATATGAAGGACATATGATACATGCCCAAGACTAGCTTTGGATTAACCGTTGCACCTAACCAGGTTGGACATGAGTTCACCTGGGTCGACGACAGTCAAACCCTCAGTGTCACGTCTGACATAACTA